TGGAAAATCCCTAATGTTTAGCTGTAAAGCAGAACAAAGTTCACTAGGGGATAGTGTCTAGTACAACAAATAAAAATAGGAGAAGAAGATTTACATTAAATCAACACTATGCTTTTATTACGACCAATTAAAGTTTCACAAATCATTATCGATGGGTTGAACCCGACAGTAAAAACGTCTAGGAAACTAATCCACCCGGTGGGTGGTTCATTTGTACTAGACAATACGGTCAGGACTCTGTAGTTGCGGTACAGAGCGACCACCCAAAGGGTTGTTCTCTTGGTTAGAGAGAAAGTGAAAGCCAACTTTCACCTGTATAGATTAAGTTAGCTTGAAATTTAAGAAGGATTGTTGGTTCTCTCGAGCATGGGAGCCCCAACTAAATATCCGAAGGAGAAGTCATCAGCAGCTGCTTCGTATAGGGTGAATCCACCAAAACAGGGTCTAAGACCACCAGAACGTTTATTCTGATCAGAACCATCCATAAATGGAATGCTGGTAACACTGGAATGATCAGAAAGGTACGCATACACTGGTTCATCTAAGCCTCTAGGTGCATTGGAACGACGGAGATGTACTAACGCCCTTCTCACAAGGGGACCGTCAACAGAACTCAAAAGGCCCTCACCAACGACAGAGATAGGAGTTTGTCCATAATATGGAACTTCAAACTCCAACACGCCATTGAGATCTGGGTAAACAAGATGTTCAAAGATCGGATTCTGATCGAGTCCACCAAAAGTGTCAAGAAGAGGTTTTGAAACTCTCCCATTTTCTTTGATCACCCAATCACGAACACAAAATATCGGGTCATTTGGTCTTTTGCCCGTAATTTTTGTTTCGTCTTCTGCTTGCGTGTACAAACTCGGTGTTCCAGCAGCAGTGTTAGCCAACCTGTAACCAGTGGTGGTGTATTGAAGATCGTTCGTTGTTGGATTCACGACCTTGTATCTTTTGCCACCTCGATAAAACCTATACAAGTAAGAAATGCGATGTAACGGATTCGACGTCCAAAACCATCGCAAAGCTCTACATGGTTCGGCAACCAAGGCACCATTAAGACCACGAGAAATTGGTAGGTTAACGTTCTGTTCTGTGATGACGGAAGTGGTATATCGACCAAAGAAGGCAGGATCGATGGTGATTTGATTGTACAGGTAATTATCATTGTTCAATGGTATAGGTCCAGGAAAGGCCCACACATCATCATCATTTTCTGTCTGATAAGGATAAGGATATCCAACAGTTGTAGGCGCAAAACGTTTGCACAACTGTCTCAGATTTGAAATTTTCTCTCCCATGGTGAGTTCTTCAGCAGTGGTGTGTGACATTGTTGATATTGGAAACACACCCTGAACATCACCTTCCACTTGCTCGTTATGCTCAATTCCAGAAGTTGTTAAATTGAAAACTTGAGCTCGAAGTGGTTCATCATCTTCGGGGATATCCTCCTGAGAAGTTGGTGTTTTGAGGACAAAATAATTTCCGAAATCAGGAATTGCAAAGGAAATATCATCAGCACCAGAAATCCACATGTTAAATGGGCAATTATTAGCCACACTGTCAGAGGCTCTACGAAGAGGAGTAAGAACCTGGATAGTAAGTAAGCCAGTGCTAAATCGCTCATCCTTCCACACAGCTTCCAAAGGAGCATCGAGAAGAGTTTCCTTCCATGGTACGTTGGCAACATAAGGAATCTTGAACTCCAATTCTGATGAAACAGAAAGATCAAGAATCCAATTGTAAGCATTTTCTTCAATCAACTGGGGTGACACGCCGTATACGCCAGGATGGTAAGTAATACGTAAACGTCCAGTGTGAAAAGCTGTTTTTGCCACTGCAAGCCGATAATTCAATCCTCCTCGCCAATATCTGAACATTGAAGTTAAATACGCGAGGGTAGTTGTTTGGAGAGTTGCGGCAATTCCTTCACACATTCCGGGAGAGACCGTATTGAAATGAAGAGTATCACCTGCACTGTCATTGATTGTCCAAGGGATTTGATGACGGTAGATGCAGGACTTGCTAGCAATATACTTAATGTCCATCTCATCAACATCAGTCGAAAACATGCCAGACTCATAGGTCAAACCATTATCAGGCATGGCTCCAAGTTTTGTTGACAAATCAATGCCATCAGCATGGGTGTATCCCTTTGCTGTTATGTTGGAATACGGACAATTCTTGTCCAAGTTGGTAGGTTTATTCCACCCAAAGGCAGAAGCAACTGATCCGACTGCTCGCGAGACCCATTCAACAGGACGAACCCATGGGCCTAGCATTGGAATGCTTCCGAGAGCACTCGAAACGTTAGCAACTGTGTTCGCCACTCCAGACAGGGATGGACCAGAAGTAGCTGCTTGTTCTTCAGACTTACCAACTTGTGCTCGTAAGATGTCATCATCATCATCAAGAGTTGGGACTGTGACTGGCAATGAAGTTGGCATGGCAAGTTCCACATCCTCAAACCATGCGAACATTGTGTAGCTTGCGCCAAAACCAGCACCAACAGGAGAAGTTCCTGTTTGAATAGCATTAATGGAAACCAAATACAGTTCTCCCATGTTAGAATGAGTATCAATCAAGTTATAATGTGACAAAGGAGCACAATATGGAATCTTGATTTCTACGGGAGCATTGGAAGCCAAATCTATTTCAATCCCTGGATAACCAGTACAATTTGGTAAATTACCAATGATAGCAGGTCTGTTTGAAGTTGCGTCAAAAGGCGCAAAGAACATCCAATATTTGCCACTCATAAAAGGGGTGGCATTGAAAACTAGACGAATTTTAACATTAGCACGAAAGTAAGTGAAATAATCTAGTTTCTTGACAACATTGATAGATTTTTGAAAAATAATATCTGGAAATTTCAAGGTAATAGGGGATGTGGCAGTAATCAATTCACCTTCAGAAACGATGACAGGACGTTTAAGAACAGCATGAATGTCATGCAATTTGTCATCTTGGGCAATTTTTGTCCAAGCGGTAACTGAAGACATGAGTGGTTTCTCATAATTTTCAAGGTTGACATCGTCAACGAAGGTGGTAATCTGTTGGGTATCTTTGTCGGGTCCGAGTTCCGACATTTCATTATGTGATGTAGCAATCGTTTGAGTTTTATAACTTCCAGCTGCACGATTAAACAGACCTGGTCAAAATCACCGAGTTGATAGCCTGGATTTGTAAGTGGCACACATCAACCAATAGATTCTAAAACGAATCTCCACTTACTCTATAAGAGTAACCTCGGACCGGGATTTGCTGCTCTCCTCCTTGCGGTGATTA